AAGTCCAGATGCACCAGGTACGCCTCGGCGCCTTCTGCCACTGTCATTGCTCCCCCGCGGTGGCGTCGGTCAGGAGCGCGGCGACCTCGTCCTCGCCAACGCCGGCCAGATAGTCGTGCAGGGACTTGCGAAAGAGATCCAGGCGCGCGTGGAGTCCCTGGCGCTTCCAGGCCTCGTCGAGCTTGTCGACGACCGTGGCCTCCATGCGCAGGGGCAGGATCTTGAAGGTGACACCCTCGCGCTGGGCGTTCTTGCGCGGGCCAACCGGTACGCGTCCCTTGCGCGCCTCGCGAATCTTCCAGATCAGATAGGCCGAGTTCGAGCTGCCGGTGGGTCGGCCGACTACTTCGAGGTAGCGGGCCTGCAATTCGGGCACAGTGAGCTTGGTCAGCTTCTCGGGGACGATCTCGGCGACCTGCTCGGCACCGGGCGCTGCCGTGGTGCTCGTGGCGACGGTAGTCTCGGCTGCGGCGCTGGCGCCGGGGGAGGCAGCCTTCTCGCCAACACTCCCGCTCGCAGCTTGCAGCGCTTCGGTGATCTTGCGGATTAGGAATTTGCGGTTGGGGCTGCGGGTCTTCTCGCTAATGACCTCGGCGTACTTCGACTGCAACTCGTTCAGTTTCATTTTGTCCAGGTTCGCGATCTGCTTCTTGGTGTTCATGTCTCGGTCCTTTCGTTGTTGGTACCGGCGCGGACTCGCCACGTCGGCGTGTTGGTTTCAGTTCGTCTTCTTGAGCCCTCGGAATAGCGCCAGGTCGATCGCTTTCGGATCGCTACACACGAAGCTCCATCGCTGCTCGTTTTCGAGGAACGGTTGGACCTCGACGCGATCGTCGGCGGTGACACCGCCAGCGCGTGCAATCTCTTCTTCGTCGCGCAAGTAAGCGCCGTCACCATCAGGGTCGTTGTCGAGAGCTGCCGCGCGCTTCATGACCGCCACGATGCGGACCTGGCAACTGCGCAAGTACGGGTGCTCGGTTCCGTGGTAGGTCGTGATGCTTCCGAGAATCTTCGCCATTGTTCGTCTCCGTGCTGGGGTTCGCTGCAATCGACAAACACATAGGGGCGTAGCTTCGCCAACACATCAACTCAATTTCGACCTGGAATTGGTCGAATTAGACGCCGCTACTGCACAATCCACACCGCTTGTGCACAAGCCGGTTTGGGGCTGGTCACAGTGGAATCACAGCCTTTGAGCAAGAGCGGCAATGGGCATCGACCCAGTGTTGATGTCAGCGCCAGAAGCAGCAGAAGTCGGGTGCGCGGCCGCCCACTGGGCGAGGTTGACGTCGCAGGTGAGCTTGATTGCTGAGCCTTCATCGTCTCTCGTTGCAAGGCCCGGTACTCCTATCGCCTGGGTCGCCATCCACCGTGGAACGGTACGTACTTGGGCGGCGGATCCTTCCTCTTGATCATGGGTTGCAAGCCATACCTGACTGCATCCCAGCAGTGGTCATGGCCAGGTTTGAGGTCGGGCAGGACGTCGCCCGTGAGCTTGTCCACCTTGTAGCTGTATAGGCGCGCCTCCTCGGCCATGTGTTTGCACCGCGGATGAATCACGATCTTCTCGAACCCGCGCAGAAACGATATCCCGTCCTCGACGCTGCCTGCCCACTTGTCGGCAGCCTCACAGCGAAAGCCCGCGCTGCGCACGTGGTTGATCGTCTCTGGACGCGAATTGTCTGCGCGAATGCAGTGCGTGCGCGAGCCAGGCACGCGATCGAACAGGGCCGGCGTGTCCACGATGTCGCAGCCGACCTTGTAGGCATCGTGCTCGACGTAGAGCCGTTGGTCGTAAACCCACATTCTCAGGAGCACCGTCGGGTCGGTCGAGAAGCCCCAATCTGCTCCGAAGTACGGGCCGTTCCATGTCCCCGGCGCCGGCACAAAGTCGTCGATGATCCACTTGCCGTTGAACACCTGCGCGGCACTCCGAGTCCACGTGCCGCCTTCCCAGACGTGGTGGTACGCATCAGGGTCGGTGCGACGAAGGTGCTCCAGCTCTGTTTTGAGCACATCGGGGAGCCAGGGATTGTCTTTCCACGACACCTTTCTCACGATGGTCCCTGGCGGTGGGTTAACCACGAACCGCTGGTAGGTGGGATCAGACTCCTGCGCCGGGTTGAACGTGACCCAAATTTCCGAGCCCGCCTTGCGAACGGTCGGGACCAGAATCTCCCATGACCGTTCACTAACCCGCTCGGCCTCCTCCACCCAGCAGATGTCGACCCCCTCCAGCGACTTGATCGACTCGACGTTGTAGCGCAGGCCCACGAAAATGAACTCCGTACCATTGGCGCCCACGATGGTGGTGTTCTGCACCTGGTAGAAATCGCCCAAGCCCATCAGCCCGATCTGGTCGGCTAGTACACGGTGGACGCTGTCCGCGATGGAGTTCTGGAACTCGCGCGCACAGAGGATGCGGAGGCGTTGCTGTCCACCCAGAAGCAACAGCGTCCGAGCCGCCGACCAGCTTTTGAGACTGCCGCGCCCGCCGTACAGCACCTTGTAGCGAGCGCGCTCGGAGTACAAGAAGGCTGCCGCCCCTCCGATCTCGATTGCACCGGCATTCGCATATGCTGCTTCCGTCGGTCCCGATTCCATCACCGACCATGTGGCAAAGCCGTCATTGCTGGACTCGGGGGCCGCGTAAATGAATCCCATCGTGTTTCCTACATGTAGTATTGGAACGAGTTCCCGCCGCTGTTCCGGATCATGGGTTCAAGCCCGTACCTGACAGCATCCCAGCAGTGATCGTGTCCGGGCTTCAGCTCTGGCAGCACATCTCCCGTAAGCCTGTCGGTCTTATAGCTGTAAAGTCGCGCTTCCTCGATCATGTGGTGGCAGCGCGGATGAATCACGATTTTCTCAAACCCGCGGAGATATTGGATGCCGTCCTCGACACTGCCTTGCCACTTTTCGGCGCCCTCGCAGTCGAAGCCAGAAGTCGCCACATGGTGGATCGTCTCGGGCCGCGAACAGTCCGCGCGGATCTTGTGGGTTCGGCTGCCCTCGATGAGATCGAACAGCTTGGGCGTATCGACGATGTCGCATCCGACCTTGTACGCCTCGTTCTCAATATAGAGCCGTTTGTCATGGACCCACATTTTCAAGAGCACCGTGGGGTCGGTGGAGAAACCCCAGTCGGCGCCGAAGTACGGACCGTCCCAGTTCTTGCTTTCGTCGCGATCGCCAGCGACAGGCATGAACTCGTCAACGATCCATTTCCCGCCGAACACCTGGGCGTTGCTCCGGCTCCACGTTTCGCCGCCCCACACGTGGTCATACGCCTCCGGATCCGTGCGCAGCATGTCCTCGGCCTGCTTGCGCAGCACTGCCGGCAGCCACGGGTTGTCCTTTCCAGCCGACCTTGACCACGATGGCATCGTCGCGCTTCCTGACCACGAACCGCTGGTAGGTCGGATCGGTCTCCTGGCCCGGATTGAACGTCACCCAGATTTCCGACCCAGGCTTGCGGATCGTCGGATCGAGCACTTGCCAGGACTCCTCCGAGACTGCCTCGGCTTCTTCGACCCAGCAAATGTCGACGCCCTCAAGGGACTTCAGCGACGTCGTGTTGTGCCGCAGGCCCGCGAAGATGAACTCCGTCCCGTTGACTCCCTGGATGGTCGCCTTCTGAACCGTGTACAAGTCGTCCAGACCCATCAAAACGATCTGGTCGGACAAAACCCGGTGGACGCTGTCAGCGATGGAGTTCTGAAACTCGCGCGCGCAAAGGATGCGGAGCCGGCGCTCGCCGCCCATGAGCAAAAGCGTGCGAGCCGCCGACCAGCTCTTGAGCGAGCCACGCCCAGCCGTAGAGGACCTTGTAGCGCGCCTGCTCTTGATACATGAAGCGGGCGCGCTCCCCGATCTCAATTGCGGCGGCGACCGGTTCAAGTTCTGTTTGTACCGGTTCCATCGGTGGTCGGGGCTGAAGGGGCGGGACTGATCGTTGGGCTTTGGCTGGACCCAGCGGACCTCGAGGACCTTCGGCCTGAGCGTGCCGTCCTCGCTCGACAGATTGAGCGCCTGGTGCGGCTTGCCAGCGTGCTGCTCGACCAGCGTCCTCGCGGCTTGCGTATCGCCCTGCAATCGCCTTGGCGTAGAGCTTCTCCAGCACGCGACGAAATCTCGTCTTGCCCCTGTCTGTCTCGCTTGGCTCTTCGAGGAATTGGGAAATTGCTGCCCGTGCCTCGTGTCCGTTTTTTTCCTGTTGGGTTTCGCCCTGGATCGCCTTTCTTCACTGGCTCTACAAGGTTCGCCATACGCTGGGCGCGAAGCCCCGTATCGTGCTCATCTTCAGGCGTGAGGTCGGGGGATTCGTCAGACATTGGCGCGAACTCCTTTCCTCCCCGTGAACCGTTCCCACCTGGCAATTTCGACGTCGACGAACTCCGGAGCAAGCTCCATAGCGAAACAACGACGCCCCAACCTTTCGGCGGCGATGATCTGGCTGCCGCTGCCGGAGAACGGTTCGTAGACGATGTCACCTGGGCGTGTGTGGTACGTGAGCGGGCGCTCGAAGATTGCGACAGGCTTCTGGGTCGGGTGCTCGGCCTTGTCGTCGCAGCCATCGTGCTGCTCGTCGGTGTTTTGCGCGATATTCCAGACGGTCGAGCAGTCGCCGGAAACGGGAGGCCGTAGCGCCGGTGGGTGCCCTTCCAGCCAGCCATACGCAGCGGGCTCGTGCTGCCACATGAAGTGGCTGCGGGTCAAAATCGGTCGCGATTTCACCCAAATAATCTGCTGGTGCCACAGCAGTCCGTTCGCCGTCCATGCCTCTTCAACGAGTTTTTGGCGGCGGCTCGCGTGCCATTGATACACGGCCGGACTTTCGACGAGCGCGTTCTCAAGCGCGACGCGAATGAAGTCTGAGAAGAACGCCACGCTCGTCTCTGGGTCTTTGTATGCGTCCCAGTGCCGGTTGTTGTCCTTGCCGGCCTGTTCCCGTTTGAAAGACTGCGGATGGTTCGTGCCAGTGTAGTCGACGAGGTATGGCGGATCGGTCGCCATCAAGGTGGCCTTTTCTCCGTTCATCAGCCGCGCCACGTCTGCGGCGTTGGTGGACGACCCGCACAACAGACGGTGTTCCCCGAGTATCCACAAATCACCCAACTTCGAGATGGGCTCGGCGGGCGGCTCTGGCACGTCGTCCGGATCGCAGTTGCCGTCTGCCGGTTCCACATCCTCCTGCTGCGACTCGATCTCGGCGAGGAGCTTGTCTAGCGCCAACTCCGCGAATTGCGCTTCTTGCTCCAGCCCGCGAAGCTGGTCGATGGCGTCTTCGGTGAAGTCGCCACGAATAAAATCGTTGTTCGCGGTCAGGTTCGCCAGCTTCTGCCGCAGAGGATCCCACGCCACTATCCGCACGGGGAAGCGCTCGCCGGTCTTGGGATGGGTGATGTACGCCCAATCGCCATCTCGGACGAACTCGGTCGCGCCCGCGGCTTTCAGCGCGGCCACGCGCATGTGGCCGGACACAAGCTGCTTGGTGGTCTCGTTGAAGACGATATTCAGGTCTCCAAAAGTTTCGAGGCTAACTCCTAAGCCCGTGCGGGCCTCCTCGCTCATCTTCCTGGGGTTGCGCGGGTCGGGCGCCAAGGTCGCGATGGGCAGCCGCATGCCCTTGTCCTGGCCGCTTGCTGCAGGGGTTACGAAGGTGGAATCTGGATCGCCGTTCATTGGTTTCCTCCGGGCGCAACTGCGCCTTTAGGGAAGAAACGCGGGTTTGCTCAGGGAACTGGGACAGGCGATATGCAGATTTTTGGCGAAGTTGCGGTCAGCCGGGGACCGGCAGTGGTGCCGTGCGCATCATCGTGGGTCCTCTTCGGGTTTCCTGGCCGCCCGCAGGTCAACTGGTCGCCCTTGCCAGTCGCGGTCGATCTGCGATTCGGCGGAGGGTGAGGACATGAGGACAGGTGAGGACACCAATTGGCGGTTACCCTCCTCATGAACCTCTCTTAATCCGTTATCCGGAAACTGACGACCACACGTGTCCTCGTGTCCTCGGTCAAGGATCCCGATCCCATGCCAGCCGCGCACAGACTCGCCGGCCACGCGAACCTTGCAGTCCAGAACCCCACGCGGGCGCAGCTGCTCGGCGAACTCCTTCTGGCCCATCGGGTGCTCACCCTCGTGCGCGCACCAGGCCTCGTATGCGGCCCACAAGATGGACTTCGCAACCCGGTTCTCTCGATCGAGTGTGCAGCGCTCGGCGAGGAATGGCCCCAGCCTGTCCGACTCCGCGCGGTAGCCGTCCGTGGCCTCTCTGACCTTGGCGCTCACACCCAGCCCATCCCGTTGCCAGTCCAGGCAGCCCCGAACGGCCGATGCCAGGATGCCAGGCAGTTCCGACTGGAGCTTTTCCTTGAGCTTGTGATCGCGCAGTTCCTCGGGAATGACCCGCTCGAATGGAATCAGCCGCAGGCGACGCCAGATCCCTTCGTCCTGCCCGCGAACGATTGGCTTGTGATTGCCGCAGATCCAAATCTTGTGTGTGGGCTTGAAGGTTGAAAAATTCGCGCGCATTCCGCGCGCGGTGATCGTATCCCCGCCGGTCAGGCTCTTCACAGTGGACTCATCGAAGCGCTGTCCGCTCGGCACCTCACTAAAGGCGGCCATGCGCGCGCTCTTCAGCGGCATTCGATCACAAGGGTGCTGCTCGTTCTGCTTCGCCAGCAACAGACTGGTCGGCGCTGTCACGGCGTAGTCGCCAAGCAGAGACTGGACCGTTTCGACGAGCACGGTCTTTCCGTTGGCCCCAGATCCGTGACAGAACACCATGACGTGTTCACTGGCGTCCCCAGACAGACAATAGCCCACGAATCGCTGAACGAAGTCGATGGTTTCTGCGTCCTGCAGTGTTTCGCGCAAGAACGCGTCCCAGCGTGGGCTCGCTGCTGCGGGGTTGTAGTTGACCGGCAATATCTTGGTCATCAGATCTGCGGGGTCGTGGGGTCGCAGGGTTCCAGTGCGCAGGTTGATCGTTCCGTTCTGACAATTGACCAGCATCGGATCGCTGTCGAAAACCGTGGAGGCGATCGCAATTCCAGGTTCCGATTTCGCCAGCGCGATGATGTTTTCGCGGCACTGGCGACGCTGGGTCTTCTGGGCTGCTTTCAGGAGATCCTCGTACTCACGGTCCGGCGTCAGTTTGTGGTTTGCTTGTGTGGCGATCGCGCGCGAGACTTCTCTGGACTTGCCCAACGTCAGCACGTTGCTGTCGTCAACCACCCAGCGCTTGCCGTCGAACCAACGCCATTGCCCCAGATCTTTGACGAAGCGCGCCTCGTGGCGAAACATGTCCGCGAATTGCGCTGCCCATCCACTTTCGGTCTGAGGGTATTGGGTCGGCAGGGGAGCAACCACGGTCGACAACGCTGCATCGACTTGCGCTTTGAAGTACTCTGCGTTGATACCACTGCT